ACTATTTACCATGTCAGTTAATTCCTCAAGACTTAGCTCTTTATAGTTAACAGGATCTGGTGTTGGCATATCCATACCTCCTCCAGAATCAGAACCACCGCTACCACCTACTGCAGGAGTAGGAGCTACAGCTACACCTTCACCCACTGGGTAGTAACCAGCAGGTATCTCCATTTGAGCTACACCATCTATAAAGGTTATAAATATTCTGTGACCAGCATCATTCATATACTCACGCATCTCAAGTAGAGGACCACCACCTGTACTATCACCATAGTTGGTGTATGCGTTCTCCATGTCAAAGCCACCCTTTTGATCAGGAGCATAGAACGGTTGATTGAACTGGGCTTCACCACCTATGAGGTTTGTATCTTCATCAGTAGCAAGTCCACCTTCATCAAAGCCTAAACCTTCCATAAGTCTTTTGTAGAATGGTTGTTCATAGTAACGTACTGAGTTATTTACAGGCTCTTGGCCTCCTGTATATGTACCTGCTACTTGACCTGCTCTTAGTGATTCATTCTTTGTTGCTGATGCTGGTGACCCATACTTACGTGCTGCACGTTCCATAGGGTTACCGCTAAATCCAAAGTCAAACCTAGATTGATTGTCATCATCATCTTTAAATACATCTCTTAGTCTATTTCGTATAGCTTCAAATCTATTCTTTGGTTCATTCTTTCTGGCTTGAACTCTTTTAGATATAGCTACAGGAGAGTTGTCTTTACGTGAATCAGTATTAGAACCAAAAGCTTGAGCCATTATCTCTGCGTGTGTTTTTCGTGGTGCAGTACGTTTAGGAGCTTTTATATTTCTATTCTTTGCTACATCTTTGTAGTCAGCCATAGATGTACCACCCCTATTCATTTGTACAGGTGCTTCATCATCCATTACTTCTAAGTCTAACTCAGAAAGTTCTATGTCCATTCCCATGTCATCATCCATAGGTTCACCACCCATGCGTCCGTCTTGTGCCATATCTTGATAGCCCATCTTAGCTTCAGCACGTAGGTCTTCAAATAGTTTTACACCATGAAAGTTTACTACGTCAGCAGCTACAACAATCTCACCTTCACTAAGGTTAGCTGGTATATCATCTCGTACATTCTCTGCTGTAGAACCCATTGGTATCTCATTACCTGACACAGGATCTATGCCTATTGTATTATCAGGTACATCACCAAAGTTCATGTTCATCTGTTCTTCTAAAGCCATACCGCCCTCACTAAATGGGAATGCTTCTGCATCCATCTTTTTTGCATTACGTGCTAATACTAAGTGTCCTACTTGAACTACTGTATCTGCTGCTACTATTGCTTCTCCTGTTTCTCTATCATAGAAGAAGCCCCTACGTGTAGGGTCATAACCTACCTGTGTAAATTCAGGATTGTCAAAAACATCCTGTGCAAGCTTGTATGCTTCATCGTCTGTAGCTTCAACATACTTACCTGTCATAACAGCAAAAGGTGCTTTACCTCCACCTTTAGCTACACCTAAAGCTTTTTTAGGCTCTCTTCCTTCGGGTTGTATAAACTTTACATCTTCTAATACAACAGCAGGTTTATAAACTGTTTTTAGTTCAGGGTGCGTTAGAGTAGGAACCCATACATCATAATCTGTATATGCATCTATATCTAATCTTGCAGTTACTTGATCACCGTCTGGTATAGAAGCATTTAAGCCAATCATAGGTTTCTTACGTTTACCTGCATTCAAAGCACTTACTGCTTCTACAAATGTAGCTGGCTTTGGTACTTCTTCTACTACACGTATCGGCCTAAGTTCATCAGCACGTTTTCTGTAGGTACTAGTAAATACTCTACCTTCTTCTACTCCTGAAGCTAACTCTTGTAGTTCTTCATTACGGCCTTTTAACTTTTTACGAAACTCTTCCGATGTAGCATTTTTTTCACGCCATTCTTCAATAGCTTCATCTGTAAGACCTGCAGCTTCTACAGTTGGTACGTCTTCTTTTACTTTAGGCTTTAACCTAACATTACCACCCATCATACCTACAGCATCAGGGTCAACCTCAATACGTTTTATCATATCTGCTGCTTTACGTATACCTTTAGCAGCAACATCTCCAATACCTGGAACTGCACCTACTAGAGCAGCGCCACCTAGTACAGCAACAAAGCGGTAGTCAGGATCTTCTTTCTGAAGCTCGTCATAGATCTCTTTTGCTGCCATAGCATCTCCTATTATAGGAGTCATCTCAGCTACAGTCTTAGCAGCATCTTTGAATGTAAGGTCAGTGTTTATGTCTGTTACAGGTTCTACACCATAAGACTTTACAAACTCAAGACGTTCTTCCTCAGTTGGTTGGTCCATTCACCGTTTCCCTCAGTAACTTTAACTTTCTTAGTACGTCTATTGCACCCTGCTGTCTATGTATAACATGAGGTTCATTAGCTGTCTCTAGCGCACGTTGTCTAGTTTTAATTAGTTCATCTATATGTTGTTGAAACTGTTCGTAGCATTCTTTATCATTAACCAACTGCTTGAGGTGCATTACCTGTAAATCCTTGCTCTTCTGGTAGTGGTGCTGTACCCATACCTATCTGTGAACCTCCACCCCCAGTAGTATCAGCTACACTTTGTGGGCCTTGACCTTCAGGACCAGCTACGCCTTGCTCTGGTGTTGGCGCTGGTGCTTGAAAACCTTTTAGTATCTCAGCTTGTATAGCTGCATCAGCAATAGAGTTAGTCACCTTGTCAGGATCTAAGTCCATGCTCTTAGCAATCTCACGTATAATATAATCCATCTTAGCAAATGGTGCAAGTACTGGATTCTGTGCTACCTGTAAGAACTGCATCAAACGTTGACTACGTACTTCGTTAGCCATCAAGCTCTCTGTACCTGACGCATGTACTTCTAAGTCACCCTTTATATTCTCATCAAAGTCAAACTGCATGTTGAATGCAAAGAATGCTTTGCCTAATGGTCTAATTAAATAGTCATCAACATTCTTAACAACGGTACGGATACTACCGTTAGCAGCAGACATAAGCATAGAGATTCCAGAAGCAGTACGCCCAACTCCTTGAACTCCTGTTTGACCATGTGCAAAAGATGGGAATCCAGTAGACTCATCAGCTAGTACCCTCGCTTTATCAAATAGTTGCATGTTCTCTTGTGCCACGTTTGGAAACTTTGTACCAAAGATAGCTTGGCCTGGAGCGCCACCCTGTCTCCTGAATATCTTTCCAGGATATACAGATAGGTCTTGGCCGGGAACTAAGTTAGTCTCATCTACTTCTATAATAAGATTACCAGACATTGCAGCATTGTCAATAGCCATTCTCATAAAGCCATTCATCAATGTCTGTGTATCATCCATGTTCTCAGCAATACCAACGCCAAAGAAGGAGTATGGGTTATGCTCATATGGCACAGCGTAGTAGGGTATACGTGTAGGCTTGAATGGGTTTAGTACAAACCGTAGTACTTCACCATTACATACCCATACGTTACAGTTGACTTCATCTAGGTCACTAAGCTCACTAGGTATATCTACACCATGTTCTTCTAATAACTTAGTATCAACAAAACCCCAGAACTCTAATACTTCCCAACGCTCTGATGTTGGTTGTGTATCATCATCTTCCATAGTCATTTCCCAGTACTTCTGTACGTAGTTCGGGCCTTTGTCTATAGCAAGCTGGACACCATCATCCATAAAGTATGGACGTGTCTTTAGTTTGCGTAGTTGTGTACGTGACATCTTATGTCTTTGTACAACATACTCTGCCTCATCCATATCCTTGGCTTCAGGGTCAGGATAGAAATCCCATATAGAAACGTGGTCACATTCTGGAACAGTTTTTATTATAGGTTCATACTCACCATCTTCGTTCCAGTTAGGGTATTCTTTATCTACAGCAAACGCACCCTTCATAACACCTGTACCTAGTAGTGCCATTTCAAATGCCATACTTCTTAGGTGTGTAGTAGCTCCACTTTCCTGTAGCTGATCATGGATCTTCTTCTCCATCTTCTTAGCCGCAACCATAGAAGGGTGAAATGTAACACTAGTAGCTGTAGTGCCATCACCCTCTATAATCTTTTCAGACACAGGTGCTAGTTTCTCTTCCATGCCACCTAATCTAGCCTGTAGATCCATAAGTGTTTCACCTGGTTTTAATTCTGTATCGCCATCTATTAGATAAGGTCTTGGCGCTGGTGATCCCATAGCTGCACTAATAGCAGCCTGTCCTGCTTCTACTCTAGGGTCTATGTTTATATGTACAGACTCAGCAACACCATCAGGTAGTACTGTAGGATTTACAGATAAAGGAAACTTATTGTTACCAAATAGTACATCTACTATCTGTCCATATGCTGCTAGTGTTTTTGTTTTAGTTACCTTTACAAAGATACGAGACTTCTCTGCGTCTGTAAATTGTACATCACTACCATAAAGACCACGATAGTTACGATAAGCCTTTAGCCATCTTTGCTCATCAGCATATCTAGAATCCTCAGACCTTTTGTATCGGTCTTTTATAAAGCCAATTACACTGTCCTTCTCTTTAAAGATTTTGTCATCAGCTTTTTCTGCTGCAACGACATCATCCGTTTCAAACATTTCTTCAGCCATTAGCTGTTGTCCTTTCTTCTCCAAGGTCCATTGTTGAAAGCAGCTTGCTCTTGACAGTTAGGACAAGTGGTCCACATATTAGTATTATAAGTTATCTCGCACTTAGGGCAAGACTCTACTACTTCAGTATCCGAATGTTGAATCACTGGCTTGAAATCCTGATCGTTGTTTAGCTGGATTGTAATCCCATATGCTGCTACGTGGCCTTGTCATTATACCATATCTTAATGCATCATACAAGTGATCTTCTGCTTTTGTGTCTACATCTTCTGGATTCTTTTTGTCCAGTGGAATGCTTGGTATCTGTGCTATGGTATTCACACAGTTATTCATAAATACTAACATAGGCTTTTCTATAAAGTCATCTACCTTTAAACGCCTATGTATCTCGTTTTTTCCTGCGATACGTGAGCCTCTTGAACGATCAGAAGGACGCCAACGGCAACCCTTCATATTCATCTGTTCAGCTAGTGATGGCCCAGTATCGCCTCGGTTGTGCCATAAAGAACTATCAAGCACACCGTATCTCATACCACCGTCTTTATATTCTGCCTCTAGTATCATATCAGCTAAGTCTGTAGCTGTTACTTTAGATACATACATTTCTCTATATACTATAAGCTGCTCATCAGGAGCAACAGTGAACCAAAGAACACCAGTATGGGAACCATAACCGTAGTCGCAAGCCCTAAAGCGTACCCAACTGTCAGGGATTTCAAAGTGTTCGATAACGTGGGAAGTTCTGTCAAATTCGGGAAATGCTGCCCCTTCGTTGACATCCCAGTTTCCTTCAAGTAGTTGCTTCCTCTGATGCTCTGGTAGTGATAGGAGCATGGCCTCATAGTCACCCTCTTCGGCAAGGTATGGGTTATCAAAGAGAGATGCAGGTATAAACCTACGCTTGAATAAAGGCTGACCTTCCTTGCTGTGTCCTTTAGGGAATGTAATTGTTTTACTTGTTTCAATGTCTGTAGCCCAAAAGTCTTTACCTGCAGGTGCAGGATCTATAAACATCTTCTTTACCCAAGCATGTCCAGCGCCACCTGGGTTTGTTGTAGCTCTCATATACAAACCTAATTGTTTGCTGTGTGCGCTACGAAGACGTGATCTCATATAATCCCAAGCGTAAGGTGTAGGCCATTGAGTAAGTTCGTCAAATCCAATCCAGTTAAAAGCCTGTCCTTGGTAGCGTGTGACATCGGTATCTTTGTCCAGATATGACATCCATAGTCTTCCACCTCTAGGTGATATCCACTGTGACTTACGCTCTGACCATTTGATTCCTGGTATGGCACGTGGGTATAACTCCTGTGACTTCTGTATTAGTTCCCTTAGTTCTTCAGTTGTGTGTCGTACAAGGAGTCCAGAGAAGTGTGGATCGTTAAGGCCGTGTAATGGATCTGCCAACATAGCATATGATTTACCACCACCTGCTGCCCCTCCGTATAGTACTTCTCTCTCAGATGAACTCAAGAAAGATGTTTGTGGACCTTCATT